CTCCTCTATCAACAACCCCAGAGACTCACCCGTGGTTGGGTTGTGGTCAAACCTAGCCTGCCCTGCTGATGCTGTCTGTAATACAGGGATGTAGTTGGTAATGGCTTGGGATGTAGTGGCTGTGTAGGCAGTGACCGAAGAGCGTTGTTCTAGTTGTGCGCCCCAGAGGTAAACGCCAGAAGTGCCGTTAGCCAAAAATGCGGCTCTTCGTGCGGCTGTACCTGAGTTGACGATGTTAAATCGTAATAGTTGGCTACCCGTTAAAGACGGGGTGTAAGTAACAATACATCTATACCATCCGTTACCAGCGTCTTGAATACTTCCTGAAATGTTTGCACCAGAAGTTGCTGTAACTGATGCGCTTCCGCTTGTAATATCAAAATTTACATAAGAAGTGTCAAAGCCTGAGTTAATTTGCAAATAATTGTATCCATTTGCTTTGGCGTAAATAGAACCAATGATGCTGCCAGAAGAATAATTGATACTTTGACCAATATTATGCTCAGCGTTCGTTGCAGATGGAATCATGGAATCTGCTGTTGATGTTCCATCAGGAGCCGTGGTTGCATTCGCAGTAACGGCAGCATCTGCTTTACTCCACGCCGCATTATCAAACTCTTGCGAATACGTCAGCAGATTCTCCTCAGCCTTCGCTGTGGTCACACCATCGTAGTAGGTAGCTGTCGTCGTGCGGGTAAAGGTAATGCGCGGGTCTAATACCTTGCTATTTGCAAAATCCAAAAGCAGTGATGGGTTGATGCTTGGGTATAGGGATGCAATGCTCATTTGTTGTTCCTTATGGCAACGTAGCCACTGGTGAAAGCTATCATGGCTTAAGCTCCTTTCAGTGCAGCAAGTTCGGCTTTCACCGTGTCGAGTTCAGATTTGAGTTCTTGGATGGCTGCGGTCAACAGCGGAACAATTTCCGTGTAGTTGACACCCCAGTAGTTCTGCTCACCAGATCGTGGATCAGTTTCATGGGTTGGCACATCAACGACTTCTGGTAGCACTTGATGGAGTTCTTGTGCAATGAAACCAAGATTCTGAGCATTTGCCGCATCACGCTTCCATGAGAACCACACTGGATTCATTGCCTGAACTTTGGCAAGCGCCCCAGTGATGCCGCCAGTCACATTCTTGAGTCGTGCGTCAGAAGAACTTGTCCAACTTGTGCCTCCGTTCGCAACATACGGGCCTTGCGTATATACGATTCCATTGCTTATACTACCTATAGGGGAGGTATAAGTAGTAATGTTGCTACCAAAATTGATCCGGGATGAATAGTCATTAACTGAATAAATGAATCCAGTACTAGTTGGTGCAAAGCCATAACCAACAGACCCATAATTCCCGCTTGGTGCGCCAATAGAAATACAGCCATAGCCCCCGTTGTTGTAATCCGCAACCAACAGCATGACGCCAGCCGCTTGATTAAGAGCGGTAATTGAATTGCCTACGGTAAATGCACCGTTTCCATTCCCGTAAAACCTCGGATTCCCATCCCCATCCGACAGCACGATGTAGTTGCTGGAGGTGCGGATGTCGAGGCCACCTTGGTTGCCGGTGTAAGCACCAATGATGGTGTTTTTCTGACCCGTTGTAATTGCAGAACCAGACCCATATCCAATCGCAGTGTTGTACCCATTCGTGTCGGCTGTTCTGTTGCTAGCATTAAGTGCCTGCCAACCAACAGCAGTGTTATAAGAGGCGGTGGTGTTGGAAACAAGAGATTGACCTCCTACCGCAGTGTTGTATGAACCGCCTGTTAACGCACTAAGAACTGCTCGCCCAATACCGACGTTATCCTGTCCTGTGACGCCCGCACTGTTGTTCATTACATAAGAGCCAAGCGCAGTGTTATTAGAGCCCGTAGTAATCGTTCGTCCAGCATCATTGCCAACAAGGGTGTTATCTGAGCTTGTAACAAAGTATCCAGCCCGACTGCCAACAGCAGTGTTGGTTGCGCCGGTGATGTTGGAGTAGAGAGCAGTATTTCCAACAGCAGTGTTGGTAGCCACAGCGCCTGCGCCACGGCCTACTCTTACACCGTAAACTGTTATATCTGAGGTATCACCATCCTGATACGCCATACTTCCCAGATACTGATTCAACGGGATTTCGTTAGGGGCAGTTCCAATGTCGGATTGGGAGACAACTGGGTAGCTGTTTTCAGTGAAGGCGGTTGAAGAAACGCTGCTCAGACCAGTAAGTGAGTCAACCCACTGCGGAGCCGAGCCGCTTGAAGTCATCACACGGTTTGCAGCACCGACGGCCAACTTGGTCAGCGTCGTGCCTGTGCTGTAGTAGACCATATCCCCAGCGGTGTAGGAGGACAGGCCCGTGCCGCCATTGGAAGTAATTAGCGTACCAGCAACGGTCACCGCGCCTGAGGTCGCTGTGCTAGGCGTAAGTCCCGTGGACCCAAAAGAGATAGTGTTAACACCCAGCGATGAAAGGTCTGCCCAAGTGGGCGCTGCTGCTCCGTTTGAGCGCAAAATTTGGCCTGAAGAACCTGCTGCTGTTAGCGCCAGGGCACTTCCCGTTCCGTACTGAACGCCACCATTTGTGGGCGTTACCGTACTTGACCCATACCCGATAGACAACAACCTAACATTGCCGCTACTGTTTTTATAAAACAATTTACCGTCAGCAATGTTGATCGCAAGCTCACCGCTGACGAGGTTACCCGCTGTAGGCTCAGCCGCAGCCGTGGTCGAGTAGTAGAGGGATATAGGGGTGAACCCTGATGCTGCCATGATTTCAGTCCTCTCAGAAAGTGCCGCCTGCGACGCCGCCAGTTGCGGTCAAAATACCCGTCGAAGGGTTAAAGCTCAACTTGGTTGAAGTGACCTTAGTGGGAAGGTTGCCAGTGTTTGTCGTGACCCAGACGGGATACATTGTTGCGTTGGTGGTTGCATCGTCCGTAATGCCTACGTTTACAGCGTTTGTGGCAGTACCAACCGTGATACCTGAAGGTATTGACCACTGGGGTGCTGACCCTGATGAGGTCAGGATGTAGGTGTTTGAGCCAATAGCTAACTTTGAAAGCGTTGTACCCGAGGCGTAATAAAGAAGATCGCCTGCGTTGTAGCTCGATACGCCAGTGCCACCTCGGCCTGTGGCGAGTTCCCCTGCCCAACCTAACGTAAGTGACGCCGCATTCAGTAGTGCAGTTGAAGGGCTGCCACCCAGCGTTAGCGTAACGTTGGTGTCATCGGTTTTAGTCAGTGCGGCTGCAGCCGACCATTGCGGCGCAGTGCCCGAGCTTGAAAGGTAGGCACCACTCGCTCCTACCGTTAGCTTATTGAGTGTGGTTGCTGCGGTGGCGTAGATGAGGTCTCCAGCCGTGTAGGAGGTAATATTCGTACCACCAAAATCCACAGGTACCGTGTTGAGCGAAATAACCGTACCAGAAACCTGAATGGGCGAAGTCCCTGTGTACACCTGGGACGTTGAAAACTCCGCAAACGTAATAGCCGTGGTCCCAAAGGTGATCGTGCCCACTGTGGTCAAGACGTATGAAGTGCCTTTGTTAACAGTACCGTTCTGAACGAAAAAGTAATCATTCAGACTCAAGTCACCTGTGCCCGTGCCGTAGCTGTCAGCATCGGTAGCGCGGGTCAGGACCAACCCACCCGTAGCCCAGGTGTAAATGCCGTTGTACGCTTGGTTTATCTCGTCTTTAACGAGGATGCGATTAGTGTTAGCAAGCGAGTAACCATCCAACGTCGTAAGTGCTACGGAAAGCGTAATCGTCGCGCCAACACCACTCGCACCGTTGTTATAAATAACAGTACCCCCAGTCTGGGTCGCAAGGTCTTGCGTCGTGGCGGCTTGAACAGGTTGATGATAGGTCAGGCCTGTTGACACCAACCCGTCAACGTACTGCTTAGTGGTTAGTTCAAACGCTGTTGAGGGGTCTTGCGTAACGCTAACAGTAGTCAACCCACCCAGGGTCAGTGAGGTGGCCCCAAGGGCGATCGAAGTGGTGCCTATAGTTACCGCAGAGTTAGAAAGCGCAGCGTTGGGTATGCCTGAAAAGTTAGTGCCCGTCAGCGAAGGCGAGTTGCTGTAAGAGGGGGTTGAACCACCAACCAACACCCCTGAACCCGCAGCGAGCATGCTCGTTGCACCAGAACCTGTTTGATACGGTATAGAGCCAGCAGCACCACCCGCAAGGTTTGTCGCTGTGCCTACGCTCAGGGTTGAGCCATTCACCCACTGAGGGGCGGCTCCCGTTGAGGTCATGACCTGATTGACGCTCCCAATTGTTAACTTTGAGAGCGTCGTATTCCCCGAGGCGTAAAGTGTGTCCCCAATGGCATAGCCACTTATGTTGGTGCCACCTTGCACAACGGGCAAAGTGCCCGAGGTGATTTGAGAAGCCGAAATAGCAATTGAAGTGTTAGAAGCTGCCGTCAAACGGCCTTTTGCATCAACCGTAAACTGTGCTACTTGAGATGCCGACCCATAGCTGGCAGCCGTTACTGCGGTGTTCACCAGTGAAGGTGTGATGTTGACTCTGGAGTTCGCTGGGTCATCTACGGGAGTCAGCACTACGTCCGTTCCCGTGATCAGGTTCAACGCGGGTTCAGAGCCGATGAGCGCCCCGTCAAGCTGAATGGCGACGTTACCCCCACCACCACCCCCACCACCTAACGAACCCCAAGCCGAGCCGTTATAGCCCTCAAATTGCGCCAGCGACGTATTAAAACGCATGGCCCCTGCCGAGGGTAGCGCAGTGCGCTGACCCGTAGTGCCCGAAGGTACTCGTACCGAGCCTGTGCCTGGCAGGGTTGGGTTAGAGGCTATGCCGATTTGCGGATTGCTAGCCCCCGACCCATCAGCTATCGTTATCTGATCAGCCACGCCCTCGAGCGTCACGACTTGCGCCCCGCCACCCGAAGTCCTAACGACTAAGCCCGCGCCCGTGGTGAGGCCGGCGACCTGTGCCGCGTAGCCGGCGAGCGAAATCGTGGGGTTACCCGCTATGCCGTCCCCGTTTGTAACACTCAACCCGTTACCGCTATAGGTAAAAGTGCGTGCCGTGAGTGTGGCAGCCCCCGTTTTGACTTGCAATCCCGTGCCCGAAGTGATCAAACTCGCCGGAGCACCCGAAAGGGCCAGAGCCAACGTTGACCCTGCGCCATTGTCGGTCAGCGTAAGACCGTTACCCGGTGTTGAAAGCAACCGTGAATCGGGCAATCCCGCCTCGGAAGTCGCAGTCAAAAAGCTAAATGTCAACGTCGGCGCATTGGCGATATCGGCTACGGTGGTCTTAACGGTACCGCCGTCCTGCACGATAGGCACTAGCTCGGTACCAGTGAGCGCGTTCGCGGTAGGCAACTGCGTGATAGTCTGATTAGCCATTATGGTGAAATCGCTATTCCATCAAGATTCCCATTGTTCTCGGGCGTCTGGGTATTGCCTTCGGTTGAAAGTATAACGCTTTGTTGATTATTGGTGACGAGGTTGTTCTGAATCGCCGCTACGGAAACATCAGGCCGAGGGAAACGCAAATTAATGCGCTCGGTCTGCCGTGCTGGAAGGCGATACGGATCTTTTTGATCCGCGCAGTTCTCATTACAAACCCTCAAACCCGCAAAGTTCGGGTCATTCATCAACACCGAATACGGGCGTTTCATCCGGCAACGGTCGCAGATCGCAATCGCCAGCGATGAGTATCCGGTGGTGTCAAGGAAGATAGGCATGTCAGGCCGTGTAAACGCTAATATTCGGCGCGAAGTAAATAGGAGAACGGTCGCGTTCTTCTTGCTCGGCCAGGTTCAGGTACTTTTCGGCTTGCGTTTCGAGGTACTGAACGCGGTCGAGAGGGACTGCGGGCAGTTCGAGCGACAACTGGTGGCTGAGCATAGCGAGTGTGGCGAGGTACCACCTCTGAGGTATCTGCAGGTCATCGGTAAGCCGCCCAACGTCCATGATTTGCTTCGAATACCAAACGGTCATCTGCACAAACGGATCTGAAGGCGTCGGCCAGAGGTAAATTTCAGGCTGCGGAATGGTGCGGTTGAACCAGAACTGATAAGGTTGGTTGGCCGTGAAGTTCTTGTTAGGCAAGTTGGTGTAATCATCACGGTTCAGGCGCGACATCGTGATCTCGCGACTGTTGTTACCCACGTACCACTCACGCAGTGCTAACGTCGTGCCCCCTGAGGCCTCAATTCGGTAATACCGAACGGTCTGACCAGGGTCAATGTCATACCACAACCATTGATTGTCAGTCACCGCTACAGTGCCGACGTTCTCAAGTGTGTTCCAAGTCGACCCATCAGCTGAATACTTCAGGGTGAAGGTCCAAGTGGCACTTCCACCACCCGAAACATAAGGCAGCACACCGATAGATCCCGCATAAACGGGGTTATCTGTTCCGAAATCGACCGTAATGTTGCCGTTAGCTGAGGTCTGCTGGCAGTACGTGTCGACGTCATTGTCGGCTACGTTGCTGACCGTTCCCCCAGCCGAGGTGCTATAGCTACCCGTGGGGCGGTTCATAGTGCGATACAGCGCATTCAGCACATCATTAGCCCCAACGGGCAACTTGTAAATGTATTTGTCGGGGGTCAGACCGATGACTTCTTTTTCAACCGCCCAGTACTGTATACCGATATTGATCAAATTGGTCATCACAAAGCCCAGCGACTCCCGCGCCGTAAGCAGCTGCTCGCTGGTGAGCTCTTCGGCCAGCTTTCCGCATCGCCGAGCGGCATGGTCGATGAGCGTCTGGACGTTGTAGATCTGACCGTAAGTGTCTGAGTAAGCCATCTTCGTTCACCACCCAGGGCAGTTCCAGCGTTTCATAGAAGCCCGAGCCCGTGACCCGCGCTCAGACTTACGTGCTACGGGACCCATCCGGGCACAAAACGAATCGCGCCGTGGGCCGCCTTCGGGCTGAGGAGCTTTCAGGTTTGAGCCGGTGGCTCGGTTGTACTTGGCGCGGCCTTTCGCCGTGAGACCCGCGCCCTGAGACGCCGGTAACTTTTCACCGCGACCGATCGCAAGGCTCGGACCACCGTTCTTAAGCCGTTCAGGAAGTTTTGCATACGATTTCCCTTTCACATTGGACTGCGTAAACTCTGCAGCCACATCAGGTCGAATGCCTACTTTCTTGGCAAACTTTGGATTATTCTCAGCCGCTTTCATCAGCCGGAACTGTGCTTTAGTCTTGGCAGGCATTTAAGCTATCTGCCCCATAGTAACAATCAACGAGGGGATGGCCGGGTACGCAGGCGTCACACTCGATGGCAATGCTTCAAGCGTTACATCCGTCGATTCAGGCAGCCAAAACAACTGCACATAGTTGGTGGCGTTCAGATCTAAATAGAAGTTCCAAGCAGCTACCGCAAAACCAAAAATACCTGCATTCTTACGCGCTGGCACCGTAACTTGCGTGGCTGAGTTGGCAAGATCCGAACCGTTGACCTTGATCCAAATCGTAACGATATGCTGCTCGTTAGCGACGTTCTTGAACTGGGCGCTGAACTGAAAGTTATAAATGCCGTCATTGGGCACCGTAAAACGGCTATTGCTAACCAGGGTAATGCCGTCGGTAATATCCGTAGTGTTGCAAGTCATGGCTGTGCCAGCCGTGGTGCTTCCCGTCTGATCTAGGGTGCTGCTAAAGCCGCCATAAGCCGCGCCAAACGCACGCAAATCACCAACAGTTGATTGCACATTCGCACCACTTTGCACTAACGGCACAAGCTCTGCGCCCGTCAGCGTTGCGGCTGCTGGCATTGCGCTAATTTTCTGGTCGGCCATTATGATTGCTCCAAAACAATTTTGCTGCTGTCTTCTTGCAGCACATACCCTGGCGTTGTCTCATCCAGGATATAAAACGTGGTTGGCGGCAGGGTGCCGTAAGTATCAACTACGCCGTCATCGCCAACATCAAGCCCGTAGTCAGTACCCCCGATAACGTTCTGGGCACCGACGCCTAACGCAAAGCCGTCTGAGGTGTTGGCTTGGTTGGCGACGCTTGAGTAGCCGACAGGCGCCATCAGATACCCGCTTGAACGATTTTAAGCGTTGCCGTACCAGAGCCTGAATTAACAAGCAGTTTGATAGCCGTTACGGGGAACGCATAGTTGCCATCAGCCGCCGCAACTTCACCCGCTACTGTGGGATGACTGAACCAGGTAGAAATCGTACCACTGGGGTCGTCAAATGAGTGCTGGACGGTGTAATCAACCGTGCCTGATACCGTGACACCAAAGCCCACATTGAACGGGCTAATATTGGTATTCATGACCACGGTGCTACTTGAGCCGACACCAGTCTTTGAAACCGATTGAACTCTCATCACAAGTCCTTAAAATGAGCGAGGGCCGAAGCCCCCGCTATTTAGCACGCGCCGCCGTAGGCCTTTTTCTGTACTCCGCCACCCTTTTTGAAGGTTCCGGACTGCAGGTCATTAGCCACGGGTTTCGACACCGGGTGCCGAGGCATCGCTACGGGACGTCCGCTATCGACTAGACCCCCCGTAGCATAACGCTTTCCCAACGCACCGCCTTTCTTAAAGCCCCCGGCGTTGCCTTTCTTCACTTCGCCAGTGGTGGTGTTGGTTGGGCCGGGGTGTGACGTCGAAACATTGCCTTCGACTCCGCCACCTTTAGCGTACTTGGGACTGCCGCCGTGCTTGTAGCCGCCGGGTTTGCCCATTGCCACATCGCCAGTCTTCTTCGGGGTGTGATGCTCGCCTGAAGCAGTGTCCATCTTGGTCTTAACATAACCCTTAGCTCCCTTTTCAGAGACCGCTACGCCAATTACTCCACCCTTTTTGAACCCTGCCTGACCCATTGCCACACCGCCGGTTGCAAGACCTTTGTGAGCTTTAGAAGCAGGCATCGAGGCGTGCTTTTTGAGCTTAGCCTCGGTGCCCATCATCTTCTTCATCTCAGCGGCGTGCTCAGCTTTGCTTTCGCCGCCCTCTTTCATCATCGGGCGAGCCATCATCGCTTTGCGGCGCATAGCCATCGAAGGACGTGCCGGGGCAACCGCCGGAGGCATCCCGCCTCGGGCACCGGGCGCAGGCGCGGCCGCAAGGCCACGCATCACCCCACCGTCCATCATCTTTTTGGGCGCTTTGACCGAACCGCCTTTCTTCAGTTTCAGAATCACTGAAGGCTCGGTGGTCATCATTTTAACCATCGGTTTAAATTGGCCCATGATTAGCGCTCCTTGGCTACATAGACATAGTCCACGGTCATGGTCTTGGCGACGGCTTCACCATTCTGGATCGCGATGGTGATGGTCATGTCCTCATCGTCGGGCAGGTTGGTGGTTACCGAACTACCAGCGATTGAGCCATTCACAAAGTACTGCACCGCCGAAACTCCGTCATAGTAAAAGCCAAGACGGATGTAGGTGTCGTCAGCCATCGTGGCCACAGCGCTCGCGGTGGTTGCCGTGTTGTTTTTCTCAACAAGGAAATTGACCGTCGCAGCACCATCAGCTTTGATGAAGAAGACGCCATCAGACACATCAAGCGGGGTCGTGTCGGTGATCTGCAGACCAATGACAACATCCGATTGCGTGGCATCACTAACCTTGAAACGGGCCTCGAAGAACAGCGCTTTGCCAGCCTCAAAACGGAATGACTCACCCTTCTTCTGCAACGACACAAGGTCATTGTCAGCAGCGGTGTTAGTGATGAGCAGCAAGCCGCCATCACCATCAGTCAGCGCCTGGGTTGCACCTGCGTCCGTTTCTGTGACAGTCCAGTCGGCCGCCGCGTAGTAGTCGAAGTCTTCAAAGTAGGTGTGATACAGCGTGGCTGCGGGCTGGCCTAGCTCAGCAAACAGCGACTGCTCACCCACGTTGGTGACCCCATTAGGAAACCGAGTCGTAGTCATACTTTAACTCCTATAAAGCGGGGGCCGGAGCCCCCTGGTTTCCTTAGACTCCGGGCGTGCCGTACATTGCGCGCCAATCGGTGAAGCCCACATCATAACGCTCAGTGGCCTTGTAGCGCATGGAGTCGGTTTCGAAGTCACCTTCCATGGTCTTTTCAAGGGCACGACGCATCATGAGCTTCATACCTTCGGGCGTGTCGGTCTGCACCCACCATGCGGTCGAGCTGGTCAAACGCGACAACACTGCGGCACCCTCGTCGAGCAAGCCAATCGACTTGACCGGGTTGATGTCGTTGTTGGCTTGACCGGCACGCAGCACACTCTTGAGCAACACTTCGGCTTGGAAGATGTTGCCCGGAGCGACGACGAGCTGTCGTGGCACGAGGCGAATCTTTTTGCCGTTGTTGTCAACCGCCTGACGCACCTGAATGAGCATCTGCTCAAGGGAGGTCTGGCTGAGGTTGGCCGCTGTGGTGAGGAGGTTGCTCACCGTACCGTTTACGATGGGGTGCGAGGCGCTGTTAAGCGCTACACCGTCACCACCGGCATACTGCCCGCCCGTAAAGGCGTTGTTCAGCACGT